TTACCCATAGATGTTTCTTTGTATAATTTTATTGCCAAAGGCATTACCATATCTTCTAATGCAGTTACTGTATCTATAGTAAGATACTTATATGGACTATTTGCTTCTTTAATTGCTTTACCAGCATCTAGAAGTTCCTTAAGACTTGAAATTTTAATTTTCATAGCCTCTACATAATCAGAACCATTTTCTAAATCCATTAATAAATTATCTTCTAGACCAGAAAAAGCAGTTGTTTTTCCTGTTTTAGGCTTAGAATAAATAATTAATCTTTTAGGATTAAATCTTGTTGGTTTTTCTTTCTTTGTTGGAAGTACTATACTCATTTTATTTAATTATTAGTGCTAATTTTTGAAAATCTTGAGCTATCCTTAATAATATATCTGAAGCTGATTCAGTATTACTTTCTAAATTAATTTCTACTGTAGTTGGAAATTGTTGTTCAAAGTCAGGAAATAAACTTAGACTTTTTTGTAATTTAGGAAGACTATCTTCTTCTATTTTTAATTTAGCATCAACATCAGATTTTCTTTTTTCATAAAGAGCATATGTTATCTCTGTACCATCTTTAAGAACAGCTGATATTTCAGAAACTGGAACAGTATAGGTAGAATAACTTTCACCTTTTCCATTTGTAGATTCTCTTACTTCATATTCTTCATAAAAAAACGGATTGTTTTTAAACTTAAATAATTGTCTATCACTATTCATTGGTACAACATCTACATCTATGCCTTGACTGTCTTTTACATTATCATAGAACTCTATGTAAATGTCTTCATTCTTTTTTAACTCCCATTCAAAAAACTGAACATGCCTTCCATATTTTCCTTTTTGAAAGAATGCAGTTTTTATGGTAAAGAAAGGTTCATCAATTTTTAGATTTTTAAAAGTCTCTAAGTGTTTAACATAGAAATCTTTTTCTTTTTCTTTTCTAATACTCATTTGTTTGTTTTTAAATTGCTATTTTTTTTGTTGCTTGGGCTGGTGTGTCTATTTCAACAATTCTCATAGTACTTCTATCAAGTTTGAAAAAACTTATTCTAGTTGTACCATTTCTAGATTTTAAGAAATGAAAGATTAACATGTCCTCATCATTTATAATAAATCTTTCAGGTCCATACTGTCTAATTTTTCTAATTGAAGGTTTGTTAATTCCCATAACTACATCTGCATGTTGCAATAGGGCATCTGACCCATATATATCAGAATCTAATACATAATTTCCATATTCACCATCTCTCTGTCTATCAGGAGAATCAATATTTCTATTAAGCTGGCTTAATACTACAAAAGCAATTGGATATTTCTTTTTCATAATGGTGAGAGCCTCACCTAAGCTATTTAACATCTCAAATTTATCTTTTTGTCCTCTGCCAACTCTAAATAGTGCTGAGTGATCTATAGTAATCAACATGTTTGTAAATTCTCCATCTTCTTTCCTGTGTTTTTCCATTTCATAATGAATGGTAGCACACATTTCATCAACGGTACATGAATCATAAACTACATTTATAAAGTCTTTATCAATAGACTTTTCATAATACTCAACACATTTATAGAATACTTTCTCATCTACAGGATTGCCACCCTTACTCATTAATGTATTGTAATCAGAACCTGTATTCAGACTTAATTTTCTTATTCCATTGGTTTCATCAACCATTTCCATCTGAAACTTTAAAACTCTAAATTCTTGGTCAGTGTTGTGATCTATAATATCACTAATCAACTGTTCCATAAATAAAGTTTTTCCTGTTCCCGGTCTAGCACCTACTATAGTTATAGTTCTCCATTCTAATCCATCACAAAAAGCATCATTAAACTTAGGCCATGCACTTCTGAGAGATTTAACATCTCCTTTTCTTCTTGCCTTAATTTTGATGATAGCTTTTCTTAAAGCATCTCTCTCACTTACAGGCATTAAAGGCCTGGCACCATTAAATAATTCTGCCATAAAAATTAAGTATTATGTATTTTTGCTTTGTTATACATAGCATGTAGAATGCTAATAATTATTTCAATTAAAATATATTGTCCAATTGTAACATGAACAATAAAACTATTGATTACAAAATAGGCTATAATACTCCCCAAAATTGCCAACACACTTAGCTTTATAGTCTTATTCCATTTCATTATACTATCCTTTCTTTAAAATATACATCAGGTTCATCAAACCCATTATTAAGCAATTCACAATATGTTGCTAAATCAGACTCAAAGGATTTATCTATGTTTTGTTTTCTTATAAAATACTGAGAAGTTCTCATGAATTCATAATTCCTTATACTGTAGTCATCAACATACTTTTCAGTAGCTTTGATTATTGTTTCCCAATCATAACTGTAATTTTCAAAAAACCATTTAAAACTAGTCTCTAAATTTTTAGAAGTTGTTCTTGCATATTTTCCAGAAGATAGTTTCCTGTTAGGAAATAATTCAATATATTCTTGGATTCTGTCAATAAACTTTGTTCCTAATAAATCTTGTAATGTTTTTGCTTTAGTCTTTTTGAAAAAACTATTTATTTCTGCAATGAATATGAGACTTTTATTAGTTAAAGTCAAATTTTCATTTAGCCAATCATACCTTTTTAATTTAGTTACTTGTAAACTATTATTTACAAAATTATTTGGTACAATTTTTTCTTTAATACAATGAAGAACATAATACCCATCAGGAGTAATATCTTCTTGCACAAATTTATTAAATATTTCTGTCATTACCAAATTATTTTTTTGTGTAAATTAATTTTATTAAACAAATCTTTTGAATCCCACTTAGAACCATTATAAGCTGCACTTGCAGGATGTTTTACAAAATATTTTATATTAGTATCATCTGTCATAGATGACCACTCTTCTGCTTTTTTACCCATATAAACATATACAAGTTCAGATTTATTTATATTTAACCAATCTAATAAATATGTAGTAAACGGCCTCCATATATCATAATGGCTACCAATATTACCTACTTCAGTTGTCAGAGCTGTATTAAGCATTAAAATACCTTGATTGGACCATATTTTAAGATCCAGGTCTTCAATTATAACTTCATTATCATATACAGTTCTATTGACTTCTTCTAGAATAAATCTTAAACTTGGTTGTAATTTATTTGTATTACTACAACTAAATGATATACCATCAGCAACTCCAAGTTGAGGGTAAGGATCTTGTCCTATTATAACAACTTGAAGATTATCATAAGGACATTCTTCAAATGCTCTAAATACTTGTTTTAATGGTGGTGTAAATTTTTTATTATCATTGCTTAAATCCCATAATTTTGTTATTATATCATCAAAATCAGAACTAAAAACAAATGATCTGAAAACTTTATCCCAACCATTAATTGCAAATTTATTAAATAATTTTTGTTTTATTTCTTGTAAATTCATTTTTTTATTATATTTGTTAAAAAATTATATTATGCCACAAACATTTACAGAAATAGCAGATGATGCTATCATAGACATTAAAGTAAATAAAAGTTTTTATTTTATGGTAAAAAACTTAGGTTTTACATTATACAAATTAATGAGTCAGGAAGAATCACAAATTTTTAATGAATTAATGCAAAAAAAAGATAATAATTTACTTCCTGATTATAATGCTTTATCTCAATCACAACAAAATTTTTATACAATTATGTTATTATTGGCTGAAATTGAAAAAGAAGCAATTAAAAATAATTTAACTCAATCTAAAGAAGTATTAATGCCTGAAGATGAAGGATTTAATCCTGAAAGTGTTCAGAAAGAATTTGATATTCCAGATCCTACTACTCAAGATTAATATTATATATTCTTCCAATTTCTATACAAGCTTGTATAGTTAACATTATTTCATCTTTAGAACAATCTGCAAAAGATTTACGTATTGTTTCTTTACCTGTACTATAACATAGTCCTGATTGTTCTTTTACTAAAGTTTTCATTTCTTCAAATGTATAACCAGATTCTTTAGCTAATTCTCTTATACATGCATATACTTTTGCAAGTTGTGCAACACTTTTA